ACGGGCACTGCTGTCAACCACATGATAACCAAACTGCTGGTCATCATGGCCAACATAAAGAATTTCATTTTGGTTGGAAATACCCTACGCTCATTCCAATTGGTAAGGAATGGCCCAAACAGTTTGTGATTATAGATCCAGGCATGCATGGTAGGCGAGCCTTTGGCAAAGCAGTATGCGGCAAACACCACAAATATACTGTAAGGTATACCGGGAGTAATCACTCCTACATAGGCCATTCCTAGACTTAAGAAACCTAGAATTTTCCAAAAAAACTTTTTCATTGTTATCCTATAAAGATATTTGAACTACCAGAAGAGATAGTATTGTCGTCAGTGTATTGATCACCGATGCGGGCCACACCTTTGCCGTTGACAAACACACTGCTAGAGGAAGATGTTAGCGTAGATTCATCTGGATCACAACCTGCTTTGTTATGTTCGGCAATTAAGTCACCAATTCTAACCGCGCCTTTTTCGTTAAAAAATACATTTCCCGAGCAGGCGGCAGTTGCTGTGGTCATTGATGAACGACATCTACGACCTGTACCTGTTTTACTAAACACTTCGTCCCCTCCGGATCCTCTTGCTGCTGGTGGCATTATAATTTCCCCTTCTTGATTAGATCTTTAAAGTAAGCCAACGATGGATCAAACAACCATGCTATATTTTGCGATAGCGTAGCCGTCACAGTGTTGCCTACAATAGGTACTGCTGCCGCTGGATTATCATCGTATTTAACTGAGAAATTATAGACTACTGTTTTCTCTTTTGTTCCAGGTGCAGCCCATTTAACAATCGTATCCCAATTTTCAGTATTAGTTGGTGCTAGATTGCGTTCTGATTTATCCGGAAACAAGAAACGAAATATTTCGTCTGGAAAAACATTAACTGGTGTTCCTTTGACTTTAATTGTATCAGTTCCTACAGTGGTAAATGTTAGTCCCTCTACCGCCGGGCTAATACTGTTAAATTTAACTGAAAGAATTGGAGCTGTATCTGCATCTTCCTTATAGGAAAACACAATATCAAACTCCATTGCTACCGCATTATATAAACTAGGTAACCATGCAGGATCGCCTTCTGGAGCAGTATCTCCTGGAATAGCCGATATCCCACTTATTGGAGTTACAGTTACCTTGACTGGCATATTACCTTAGAGCAATACCTGTGGTGCTCTGAATGAATTGATCTGCAAACTCTTTGTCAGTGGCTTCGATAACTACTACTGTGCCTTTGTTTAGTTTTACTTCCTTATCTGGGCTGACTGTGAATAGATAAGGCATTAGTCCCGGACCTTTTGGCCCCATGCCTATAACCTGTGGATGGCTTAATTTATAATGCATTGGCCCATCGTCTACCAACTTGGCAACAATTTCTTCTCCGCTAGTAAGTTTGAGCGTAACAACTTCGCCAATAGCAACACCTTTATCAATTAACATTTTCTAACCTTTTCTTTAGTTCTGTAAATCCGCCCACTAGTTCCTCACCTAGAAAAATCTGTGGTACTGTTCTTGCTGTAGGCACAGCTTCTAGTAGTTCTTCTTTGGTATAGCCGTCTCCAATTTTCTTTTCTTCAAATGCTATACCTTTTTGTTTTAATAGCGCCTTTGCTTGATCGCAATAGGGGCAGTTATACTTGCTCCATACAATGGCTTTCATTTTATTTCCTTTAACTTGAATAGATTACAGCACCGTTTTTGTCAACAACTCTAACTAACAAGGCACCTTTAGACTTTCGAGCTAACGCTGCTGCAATAGCAGCTTGCTCGTTGCCAAAGTTGCCTATTGTGGTCCAAGACTCATAGGGGCTTTTGGTTTTGAATTGTGCTTTATACATAGTTTATTATATAGCTGGAAGCTCATTGTAGTCAAGATTTTCACCCATTACGCCCAACACATAGTTGGTGCTTTCGTTTTCTTGTAGGGCTGTTTGTTTCTTGCTGGTATCAGTGTGTTTGTTGAACCAAGGAATCGGAGTGCTCTTTGGAGCACTTGCTTGATACTTGATGCCAATTTGTTTGAGTGCATCAACTGCTGTGAAGTCAACAAAGTCACGCAAGATGTTTGCATTCAATCCAATGACTGGACCCATCTTGAATAGATAGGTTGCCCACTCTTTTTCTTCGCGGATAACATCCATGTACAGGGCATAAACTTCTTGTTCACATTCTGCTCTAGCTTCAACAAAGCGAGGATCTTCTTTGATTACTTGATTAATCAAGTAGGCAGTCCAGCCTTTGTGTAGCAGTTCGTCTTGTAAGATCAAACTAATGATATTACCATTACCAATAAAGATGCGATTCTCTACCATGGCTAGACTGGTAGCGAACGATACCATGAAGCGGAATGCTTCTAGCGCATAGCTGGCATGCAACGCAAGCCAAATTGCCTTGATGTGTTCTTTCTCTGAAACTTCCAAGCCAAGTTCTTTGCGGCAATTGATTTGATGTAGTGCATCATAGTACTTGCCTACTGAACTGGCCATGCCAACAATTTCTGTTGTATCATGAATAGTGTTAAAAACATCCTTGGGCACATTGTAGATGTTGCGAATGATATGACTGTAGCTCTTTGAGTGAATGTTGGTTTCGAAGAAGCCCCAGTTATACATTAGTGCTTCAACTTCGGGTAAGCTACACACAGGAGTAAACACCTGTGTTGGACCACGACCTTGTAAGCTGTCTAGTGCTGTCTGTCTTAACAAGTTGCTGGTAAAGATATGTTTGACTGCATCACTAGCTTCCTTAAAGTCGTTTGAGTCTTTGGTCAAACTCACTTCTTCTGGTTGCCAAAAGAATCCACGAGCAGTTGCATCAAAGTCTGCAATCTTTTTGTATTTTACTTCTTCAAAGCGTTGGATAGTAACTGGGCCGGCTGGGTCCAGAAACATCTTGCGATTCAAATAGTCTGTCTTTGTGTTTAAGTTATATTGTTCTTTTGACATTTTAATACTTTCCTGATGCAAGCACTATCTTGCAAATATGTTCTAATCTTTCTATATGTTCGTATGCTCGCCACGGACTGGTATCGATGGCAACTACGCCGTGTCCTTTGATACCCACAATGTCATAAGCAATATTGCCCTTGTTGTCTAATTGTAACATCTCGTGACAACGATCCGCAAGCTCTTGACTGATAGGAGGTACATCTCCTACATTCTTAGCCACTTTTGTATAACGATTTAATTCTGGAAACGCATCACTCACGGTACTCAGGTCAATGCCGGCATGCATGGCCGCAATACAGTAAGTGGGATGAACATGTACTACAACACGGACCTCTCCGGCATGTTGACCCATCTGTTTTTGTAGACCAAAGTGTAATGGTATCTCACCGCTGGGCTTTAGTTTTTCGCTGATATCAGTGTAGGGTAGTTCATGCCAGGTACAGCGATTAACTGGTTGTGTTAATATACCAATCTTCTTAAACTGATCGGGCTGTAGTGTCTGCTTACGAACACCGCTAGGTGTAATGTAAAAGTGATCACGATCGTGATGACGAATTGATACATTGCCATCACGACTAGTAATCCAATTACGCTTGTAAGCGTCTACCATTATGTCACATATAGTTTCTAACATTATCTTATACTCTAAAACTTTCACCACAACCACAACGATCTCGTTCGTTGGGATTGTTAAATTCAAATCCTTCGTTGAGTCCGTTACGCACCCAATCCATTGTTAAGCCGTTTAGATATGCTAGGCTTTTAGCATCTACTAGAACAACAAAATCTTTTTGAGCAAAGTTAGTTACGCCTTGTTCAGCTTCATACTTATCCACATACTCTATCGTGTAGGCCAATCCACTACAGCCTGTAGTACGGACTCCTATCCGAATACCTAGACCTCGACCACGGCGATCTAAATTCTGTTTGATCTTTTTATACGCTGTGTCGGTTACGGTAATCATTCACAGCCGCCTTGATAGCATCTTCTGCTAGAATTGAACAGTGTATCTTAACTGGAGGTAGAGCTAGCTCTTCGGCGATTTGGGAGTTTTTAATTGCTCCTGCTTCGTCGAGTGTTTTTCCTTTGACCCATTCGGTAACGAGGCTCGAACTCGCAATAGCCGATCCGCAGCCATACGTTTTAAATTTTGCATCTGTAATAAGACCTGTATCATTGTCTACCTTTATCTGTAATTTCATCACATCACCACATGCAGGTGCGCCAACCATGCCTGTACCTACTGTGGGATCATCTTTTTCAAATGAGCCTACGTTGCGTGGGTTTTCATAATGATCAATTACTTTGTCCGAGTACGCCATTGATTATTCTCCAGTTTATTATCTTCCAAATGTTTTGCAGATATTTCTTTTTGTCTGCTTGATAGTCCAGTGCCCATGCATGTTCCCACCAGTCAATCAACAGCACAATATCATTTTTAATTTCGTGATTAACAATGGTTTTGATCTTGCCGTCACGAGCCAAGTATGCCCATCCGCTGCCCTGTATTGTCATGGCTGTTTTTTCAAATTCTTCTTTAAATTGATCAAAGGTACCAAAATGTTTTTCTATAAACGCCAAACTAGCATCATAGGGTCTATTAGATCCCTCTGGTTTTTGTAATTGACCAAAATAGATATTATGTAAAAACGCACCAGCTTCGTTGAAATCATCATCACCCTCGTCCTTGTTGTATCGATCAACATAGGCCTTGTACAGTGTACCATAATGATAATCTAGGGTTTCTTTAGATTTCACAGGTGCTAGATCGTTACGATCGTATGGCAGAGTCAACTGTACGAGTTTGTCTTTTTTGCCTTCGAGTAAGATGCGGTTGATAAAATTAAATTTCATAACTTGCAGGCCTCACAGTCTTCTTCGTCTTCGATTAGTTCTCTTTCATTATAGAAGCCGTTGTAATGTACTTCGGGTGTGGGTTCGGCTATGGCCTTGCTGCCTGCTTTGTTGATTAGGCTGTAGTAGAATGTCTTCAATCCCCATACATGAGCCTGCATTAAATTCTTGGCAATCAGCGTTGTAGGCACTCTGCGATCAGGAAAGTAGGCCGGATTATAAAATGTGTTTGTAGAGATACTTTGATCGATGTAGGCTGCAATGACTGCACTGGTTTTGATATAGCCGTCACAGTCTTTTTGTTCCCACATCAACTGATACTTGTTCTTGAGTTTATTATATTCAGGAACAACTTGTGTCAATGAACCTGCTTTTGATTCTTTGGTGCTGATCAGGCTCATAGGCATTTCTATGCCGTTGGTACTGTTTATAACAACACTTGAGCTTTCAACTGGGGCAACTGCCATCTGGGTGGCATTGCGAACACCGTACTGTTTCATGTTAACACGAAGTGTTTCCCAATCTAGTTCTGGAGTAAAGTCTGCTAGTTCATTAACACCTTTAGCTCTAGTTTCCCAGGGGAATATGCCTTGGCCGTATCGGGTATTTGAGCTATGCTGACAAGCACCTCTTTCTTTGGCCAGTTCAACTGTGGCTTCTGTTAGATAGTAGGCTTGATGTTCCATCCATGTCTTAACTTCGCCTAATGCATCTTTCTCGCCATACTTTAAACTACGCTTGGCATGCCAATAGGCCAAATTGGTAATACCGATACCCAATGGGCGTATCTCGTCGTTACTTAACTTGCTCTGTATCGACAAGAAGTCTTGGTAATCAAGAATGTTATTCAGGCTACGATGTAGAATCCTACAGGCTCTACGCATATCCTCTGGGTTCCGGAACGCTCCCCAGTTGATAGATCCCAGTGTACATAACGCTATGCGTCCATCCTCGTCGTCTAATCTCTTAAATGAACGGGTGGGTAGTAGGATCTCACAACACAGATTGCTTTGATAAATCGTGTGATACTCGGGATCAAATGGTCCTTGGTTCATTACATTATCAATGAATACAAGATAGATTCGACCTGTGTCCGTGCGTTCTTTCAGAATACCACTCTTGAAAACTTCCTCGGCGCTAATTGTCTTCTTGCGAAGATCTTTGCGCTTTTCATATTTTACATACAGCTCTTCAAAGCGTTCAGTATTTTTATAAAACGCTTCGTACAAGTCCGGTACTTCGTTGGGATCAAAGAATGTTATTTGTTCTTTGTTTCTAAATCGTCTCCAGAAGAAAGCACTAAGCACAACCCCATAATCCATATGACGGACTCGGGTTTCTTCGGTTCCTTGGTTGTTTTTAAGCACAATAAGATCATCAAACTGATGATGCCAAATAGGATAGAATACAGTAGCACTTGCATTACGGATACCTCCCTGTGAGCATGAGCGCAAATCGCCGAACCATTTTTTCAGGAATGGTATCATACCTGTGTGCATGATTTCGCCACCTCTGATGGGACTGCCCAATGGACGAAGGCGACCTATCTCTAGGCCAATGCCGGCTCGCTTGCTGGCATACTTGGCCATCATTTCTCCACTGGCGAAAATACTGTCCAAATCATCATCCGAGCGAATAAGCACACAACTACTAAACTGCTTAGTAGGAGTACCAAGCCCTGCCAGCACTGGTGTGGCCAATGTGAAAAGGCCGTCACTGGCTGCATTGTAGTACTCTTTGATGAATCGCATTCTGGCTGCATTTGGTTCTTCTCGGTGAAAGACTGTGGCGGCAGCAACCATGTATCTAATTTGGGGAGTTTCATAAGTTTCCTTTGTGGCACGATTACGAACAAGATATTTTTCAATCAATTGTTCAATGGCGGCATAACTGTATTGTTCATCTTTGTCGTGGTCCAACATGTCTTCCATCTTGTTCCAATCGTCTTCGGTGTACCATTCAAGCAGTTCGCTGGTGTAAAGTCCGGTGGCCACATTCTTTTTAACAATATTATACAGATGAGGGACTTCGTAACTACCATAGACATTTTTTCGTAGCATACTCAGTCTTTGTTTGCCTGCTACATATTGATAGTTAGTGTGACCAATGTCTGGATTTGATTCTACATCGATAAGATCAACTATGGCTCGTAGAGTTATTCCGTCGATCTCTTCTGTTGTGATGCCGTCATAAAAGTGAGGTTGTGCTTTGATCTCAATCATGCTTTGACTGACATCTGCTATTCCCTTACAAACTTTAGCTACCTGCGCTTGCCACTTTTCTACGGCTAGTGGCTCTTTTGTTCCGTTTCTTTTTATTACTGTAATAGTCATCGTGTCTTTATTTTAGTTTGATATTTATAGTCGCTGATCGCAGCGCCATAGAGTGTTGGTTTGAACTTTGTCTAATACACTGATACTGTGTACTATCCTTGGTTCGTAGTTCATCACATGCTGTTGGTCAACAACTAGATAAAAACTGGGTTCTAAATTATTTGGCAACATAGACTTATGTATCTCACAATTGGAGTCCATAAACCGCTGTGTTAATTTAATAGTATACAGCATGCCTAGTGAGATTGCAAGCTCGTCTAATTTACTATCTAGAACTAAATGCCACGGATCGGGCCATTCATCAGGATTGTTTGGGTCAATATAGGGATTAACAAAAGGAGCAGTGGCCCAAAGTTCAGCCACACGAGTCAGCGGATCGTCACATGATTCCAAACTGTCTCTAAACTGTTTCCATTCTATTAATCTCTCGTTGCCGTAGAGATTAAACATGGTTTAAACTCCGTATCGGATATTGTAGGAAATAGTTCCAGTGGCTAGGAAGCTGTTAGGATTTTTATACGATAACAATATGGTATCCACGCTTTGTGTAGAATCTCCTGTGGTATTGTCGTTGTCTTTCAACTCTGCGTTAAATTCAAAACTGGTAATCATATCGCCTCCTAGGTCTGTAATCAAACTACTTGAATAGGTAAAGTTATCAGCAATCGCTACATGATCGCTAGTGTTCTCTACTCCGTCTCGCACAACAATTGTCAACTGTCCTTTTCTATTGTGATTGTATTCCCCAATAGTCAAGGTGTAGTCAACGATGATATATCTACTTAATACTGAAAACACAGCCAGTGGCGCAAATGTATCGCTAAGATAGATTGCTGAATGGTAATCATTATTAAACGAAACACTACCGGCATTGAAAACTTCAGGAACACCTACCTTTGTGTCAACAAGAGTGATACCTGCACTCTGATGACGATCGCTACGGCAATTTTCTACCACATTGCCAAATTTTGTACTGAATTTAACCATCTCAGTTTCTGGATAAGCAGCGCCATTAACACCGTTGCCTACATTCTTAAATTCGCTGTCTTTGATTAATGTGCCTGTACCATAAGTTGAAAAGAATGCCTGTTTGGCAATTTCTTCAAAACGGCAATTGTTAAAGGTCCATAAATGCCCTTGTCGATCAACCACACCTTCAACATATACGGCTGTGTCACACACAAAAAAACGACAGTCATTAAAAGTTAACTCGGTGTCAAATATATCGCTTTGGCCGTGATCATGAATACACTTTAGAGCCAATGCCGTAGAATTAAATTCACATTCGATAAATTTGATACCTGTTGTACGAGTTCCAAAATTACTGTTGACCCATGACAATGCAGAGTTTGTGTTGTTGATACCTGAGCTAGCCTGTGTAGGAACAGGATCAACTTCAAACGGTGTTAGAATACTGGTTGGAGTAACAGTGATGGTAAAATATGTTTCAATATCGGCTGCTAATAATCCACTGACTGTGGTTGCTGTAATAACCAATGACTCAGCAACACGACTGGCCACAAAGTTGTTGTCGAATGTGGTGTCTAGATTCAATGCAGTTACAATGGCTTCGACTGTGGTAACAGTGTCGCTGGTGAAAACCTGAATCAATGGGCTAGAAACCAATCCTGCACCAGTAATTCTAATATTACCAGTATTGGCAATAGCAGACAAATCATAGCTTTGACTTGCTAGTACTGGGGTTGATACAGTATCTCCTAGAGTGTAAGTTGATTTCCACTTTACTTGTTCAAATCTAGAATTTTTTAAACCGGTGATATCCATACCACCTGTGGTATACTGAATTGTTAGATTGCTGATAGAAACATTTTCTGGATGATCCGTGCTGGTAAAAGGACCCAATGCATCAGTACCTGCGGCTGATAAAAACTCAATAGCGTTTGCACCGATGTCTAGAATAACACCGTCCTGCGTTTCTCCACGAAGAACAACATTGCTAGGAATTCTTAAAGTACTGGTAAAATAGTAATGACCGTTAGGAATGGTCAATACTTTTCTGTAGCGTGTGTTGGCATTTTGAAATAACTGTGTAAATGCCGTTGTAAAATGCGGAGTATGATTTGTGCTTGGATCTGGTTGAGGACCAAAGTCTATAACACTAACCTGAATTTCATCTAGCTTAGATTGTAGGGATCTAAAGATGCTGGCAGTAATACTGAGATCGGGCTCAGCAAACTTATAGCTGCCGGCAAGTTCTAGTATGTTGTCGTGTTCAGTAAGAACTCTAGTGTTACCCACATAAGGGGCACCTTCAGCAACACTGCCGTTACCAATGAATAATTCTTGTGTATCTACAGCCCATGCTAATTCAGCAGAGCTGAGTTGGGGCATGCCACTTAGCAGTTTTTGCCCGCGTCTTTGTTGTATTTTTGATATCTGTACGACAGCCATAGATAAATTCCCGTTATAGGGTATTTATCTTCCTAGGGCATAGTACTCTTCTACCTTGTTGAGCCAAAGATCTTGATACTTGTTAAAGTCTTTGGGCTCTAGTGTAAACTGTTGGTATTCAAAAGCACGGCTGCACATAAAGATAACGCCCTTGCGAATGTCTGTTTTGTACACTTCATTATGTGCTAATATATAGGCCACTAGCTGTAGATAGTAATCTTCTACCCATTCAGCTTTTTTAGGCTTGTTGGTCTGCTTGTGATCACATACTGCTGGTTCGCCTTCGTGTACACCCACTAGGTCAGTGGTGCCTGAATACAGTCCAGGAAAGTACAAGCTCTGTTCCATAGCCCATACTTCGTTCATTTTACTCAGGCCGTTTTCAATAATCACATCTGCCATCTGGTTGGCCTGTACATGAACTGGATTGTTGCCTGGCTGTCTTTGCTCTCCGATTAGAAATCGTTCTAGATTGGCATGCATGGCTGTACCTACTCCACTAGCTTCTGTTACAATCTGTTGTGCTTTGGCTTCACCAACTCGTTTCTTCCATTCATTCAAATGGGTCATGTCCTTGGTGGCTGACAGAATGGTTGTCACGCTCGGAAGGCTTTCGCCGTCTGGTGTTAGATAGACTCGTTTGCGTGTTACTGGATCGTTAACTTGTTTGCAATTTTTATATTGGTATCGTTCAATGAACGGAGGAGGTAGTATATTCATACTGTATATATTACAGTAAAGATATCACTTTGTCAAGCCTGAGCGGCTAATTGTTGAGGTGCTGCTGATGCAGCCATTTGATCCACTGCTGCCTGGCTGTCTTGTGTGCCAGGGGAGTTTTTGTCGTCTGGGGCCCCCGGTACTTTGAGTTCAATGCCATCGTCGTTGAAGTTTTTAACCATGGCCTGTAGTGCAGGACTTGAGTCGTACATGCTTTTGAAAGTTTCGTAATCGGCAGTTAATTCGAATCCGCTGGTTGACAACACTTGGTTTAGTCCATTCCAATTCAATTTGCTTGGAGCTTTCTTTGATGCGGCACGACCAATATAGTTACGAAGAACCATAATGAATCTGTCACCCTCGTCGTCACCTGCGAATTCAAAAAATCTCATTTTAATGTTGCCAACTCTTTTTGTAGATTTTGGATCTCTTGTTGTTTAGCTTTGATATCGTCTTGTATCTGCTTTTTGCGTTCTGCCATTTGCATAGCATTGGCTGCTGCCATTTTTGCTGCGGCCTGAGGATCCTGGGCGCCGCCGCCCATTGTACCGGCTGCGGCCTGAGCGGCCTGACCCAATGCACTACCAGCTGTTTTAGCACCGCCTGCGATTGCACTACCAGCTGTTTTAGCAGCGCCGCCTAAAGCGGAACCTACAGCACCAGCGACCGCGCCAATGGCGCCAAGTTCAATAACCTGGCGGTCTCTGGTAAACTCTGTAATTTTCATCCTGCTAGGATCTTCATCAAACGGCTTTGACGATCAATGCTTTCGCGTTGCTCACGGCCTGTGGTTTCCATACCACCAGCACCTGGCTCAGCTGCTGCAAATGGATCTTCTTCAGTATCTATCTCTGGCTCATTCATTGTGTCTGGGCCTGCCATGTCCATGCCTATGTCACCATCCATTTCTGGTTCGGCACCCAACATGTCTGCTGGTTGTTCACCACTAGCCAAACTACGAACACCTGTTGACAATGTGTCACGAGTGGTCTTCAAGTTGTCTAGTGCTGATTGAATTGCAGGGGCCACAGCTTCGATAAAAGCCTTGGCCTGTTCTTGACCCATTTCGTCACGGATGCTGTCACCTAGTTGTAGAAGTGTTTCATTCTCCATACCACTTAGTTCTTCAATCCAACGACCAACACGGTCAACCATTGTTTTTGCTGTGACGATCGCG